AGGCAAAACTAGCCCAACGTATTGCACAGGCCACAGCAAAACCAGTAGCAGAAATGTTGCAAATGGTTGAAACCAAAGAAGATGTACAACGTATCAAACAATTTGTTGATCAAACATTTACCAAGTACGGTGCTGTAAACGAATCAGCATTTGCTATTCGCAACCAGATACTTGAACATGTGACACAGGTTGGCGCACAACGTCGTAGAGAACACAGCCGGAAAGCGGCCCACTAACTCAGCCTTAGGACCGAGTGGGCGGCTTCTGCCTGGACCAATAGATTCGCTACCTAGCGGTCCAAAATGAGCATATACATATTGACATCTCCTAAATATCTGTTATAATAACACTTTAGGAGATTTCTATGTCGGCAAAAACATTCAACGGCGATCAAAAGATCAAACTTACCCAAATCATCAACGAAGGCATGCAGGTCATGCACGAAATTGATACGCTACAAGGTGGACTCAATGATACCATCAAGGCTGTGGCCGAAGAACTTGAAGTTAAACCTGCTATTTTGAAGAAAGCCATCAAATTAGCACACAAAGCCACATTCGGTCAAGAAAAGCAAGATCACGAAACATTGGAAACTATTTTGGAAACTGTGGGTAAAACACTTTAAATGTATTCTGTTTTTCAACACTGGGATCCGTTAAAGGTATGCGTCATAGGTACGAGCTACCCGCCGGAATTTTATTATTGGATCCAAGATCGTAACACACGCCAACGCTTTGAACAATTGGCCGAAGAAACCGAACAAGATTATCAAGCCCTTATTAGTTTATTACAAGGCCGGTTCGGAATCCAGGTGTTACGGCCTCAACTACCTGTGGATCTCAGTTTGTTGAATGTACAGGGCCGTTGGATGCAGCCGCCGGTTTGTCCTAGAGATTATTTTATTATGATCCAAGACCGCTTGTGGGTACCTACTATACCCAACAAGATTCATGCCGATCGTGCATTTGCAAGACAACGTGTGTTGAATCGTGAAGAATTTGATCGGATGGATCAGGCACAACTTGATGCAAGGTTGAATTGTTATACTGACATTTTTCAACATGTTCGTGATCAAGGCAACACAGTGCAACAAACAGATTTGGATTTTGTAAATGGTTGCTTTGTAAGTCGCATTGGTCAAAATCTATATTTTGCCACACAAGAGTACAGTGAAGACCAAGATCGATTATTGCAAACTGTAAACTATCACTTTCCCTCCACCCGCAACAAGATTGTAAATGCCGGCGGGCACGGTGATGCTACATATTGCCCAGTTACTCCTGGCTTGATTATTAGTTTGCGCGACATTCCTACATACGCAGATACATTCCCTGACTGGGAAGTGGTTTATTTGCCCCCAAGCAAGTATGAACACATGCGAGAGTTCCAGGCCAGCATGAGAATCAATCGTGGACGTTGGCACATTCCGGGCTTTGAACAAGATCAAAATCTCATCAACACAGTAGAATACTACTTTGAAGACTGGGTCGGTGATGTTAGTGAAACTGTGTTTGATGTCAATATCCTTGTGATTGATCACAAGAACATTGTGGTGAGCAGTCACAACGATCAAGTTGAGCAGGCCTGCGCACGACACGGCATTGAAGTACATGTAAGCCCATTCAGGCATCGCTATTTCTGGGACGCAGGGATTCACTGCATCTCAAACGATTTGCATCGAGATGGTAAAATACAAGACTACTTTAGTGTTGAAAATAAATAACAAAGAGTCGCTCACTCAACGAGCATGTATCATGGCCTACCAGCCACAAATGGAGAAGAATTGAGTTATATTGACGCACTATTTGATCGTGAACACGATCGTATTCATACTGTAGAACGCCGTAATGGTGAGCGGGTCTACAAAGAGTATCCAGCAAATTACATTTTTTACTACGATGATCCACGTGGAAAATTTAAAAGTATCTACGGCACATCCGTATCAAGATTTTCTACACGCAATAACAAAGAGTTCCGCAAGGAAGTGCGTGTTCACAGCAATAAACCGCTTTATGAAAGCGACATCAATCCAATCTTTAGATGCCTTGAAGAAAACTACAAGGACCAAGATGCGCCTGAGCTTCACACAGCGTTTTTTGACATTGAGGTGGCGTTTGATAAAGATCGCGGCTTCTCACCTGTATCAGACCCTTTTAATCCCATTACTGCGATTTCAGTCTACCTAGACTGGCTGGATCAACTGGTCACACTGGCTGTGCCGCCCAAGCATTTGAGTTGGGAGACCGCCAATGAACTGGTCAAGGACTTTGAAAACACAATCTTGTTTGCTGAAGAGTCAGAAATGATCAAGACATTCTTGGACTTGATCGATGACGCCGATGTGTTGAGTGGCTGGAACAGTGAAGGCTATGATATTCCTTATACTGTAAACCGATGTGTGCGGGTACTTAGCAAAGACGACACACGCAAATTTTGTTTATGGGGACAACTACCCAAGAAGCGCAGTTTTGAACGCTTTGGTGCAGAGAACGAAACATATGACTTGATTGGTCGTGTGCATATGGATTATATGCAACTGTATCGAAAATACACCTATGAAGAGCGTCACAGTTATAGCCTGGATGCTATTTGTGAATACGAACTGGGTGAAAGTAAAACACAGTTTGAAGGAACCCTGGATAGTTTGTACAACCAACACTTTAAAACATTTATTGAGTACAACCGCCAAGATACCATGCTAATTGGCAAACTAGACAAAAAACTACGTTTTTTGGATCTAGCAAATGAACTGGCGCATGCCAATACTGTGCTGCTCCAGACCACAATGGGTGCTGTGGCTGTGACTGAACAAGCCATTATTAACGAAGCACATGAACGTGGCATGGTTGTTCCCAATCGCAAGCAACGACTTACAGATCTAGACACACAGGCCGCAGGTGCTTATGTGGCCTATCCCAAAAAGGGGGTGCATGAATGGATTGGATCAGTTGACATTAACTCATTGTATCCGTCAGCGATTCGGGCCATGAACATGGGTCCAGAGACTGTGGTTGGTCAACTGCGTCAGACCATGACTGATCGATTGATCAAATCTAACATGGCCAAGGGACAGAGCTTTGCGGCAGCCTGGGAAGGCATCTTTGCCAGCTTAGAATACACAGCAGTGATGAATCAAGAGCGTGGCACTGAGATCACTATTGACTGGGAGAACGGCGAAGAGAGTGTACACTCGGCTGCTGAGATCTGGAACATTATATTTGACTCTAACCAACCCTGGATCCTCACTGCCAACGGTACTATTCTTACATTTGAGAAGAAGGGCATCATTCCCGGCTTGTTAGAGCGTTGGTATTCGGAGCGTAAGGAATTGCAAGCCAAAAAGAAGGAAGCCAAAGATGCTAAAGAAATTGCATTCTGGGATAAACGCCAGTTGGTTAAAAAGATTAACCTCAACAGCCTCTACGGCGCTATTCTTAACCCGGGCTGTAGATTCTTTGACAAGCGTATTGGACAATCGACGACACTTACTGGTCGTTCAATTGCAAAGCATATGGATGCTTATCTTAACGAACTCATCACAGGCGAGTATGATCATGTCGGAAAAGCAGTCATATATGGAGATACGGACTCATGTTATTTTTCAGCATGGCCCGCGCTTAAGAATGAGGTTGAAGAAGGACGCATGGCGTGGTCTAAAGAGACTTGTATTGCACTGTATGACAGCCTTGCTGACCAAGTCAACGAAAGTTTCCCTGGCTTCATGGAACAGGCTTTCCATTGTCCCCGAGACATGGGATCATTGATCAAGTGCGGACGTGAGACTGTGGCGGATCGTGGCTTGTTTATTACCAAGAAGCGTTACGCTGTGAATGCTATTGACATCGAAGGCAAGAGACTAGATGTAGAAGGCAAGATTGGCAAAACAAAGGCCACAGGACTTGACTTAAAGCGTAGTGATACCCCCAAAGTAATTCAAGACTTCTTGTTAGAAATTCTAAATAAACTACTTGCTGGTGCAGGTAAAGATGAGATTGTGGAACGTATTCGTGAATTCAAGTATGAGTTTATGGAACGTCCAGGTTGGGAGAAAGGCTCACCCAAGCGTGTGAACAACTTGACCAAGTACCAGGCAGAAGAAACTCGATTGGGCAAAGCAAACATGCCAGGGCATGTGCGAGCCGCAATCAACTGGAACAACATGCGAAAGATGAATGGCGACAACTATAGTATGCAAATTGTAGACGGTATGAAAACTATTGTGTGTAAACTCAAGTCAAATGCACTTGGGTGGACCAGCATTGGTTATCCTACTGATGAACAACGCTTGCCCACATGGTTTACTGAGTTGCCATTTGATGACGGAGAGATGGAAGCTACTGTGGTGGACGGCAAGGTTGATAACTTGCTAGGTGTGTTGAATTGGGATCTAGCGTCAGCAACCAACACAGAAAACACATTTACTAACTTATTTGACTTCGAATGAAACTACAACAAATTGTTGCTTATATAAATCTATTAGACTCATTGAGCATGGATTCTGAGTGTCGCGAAGCTGTGCGAGTATTGGACAGTATTCTACACGTGGTTACGCATCATGAATTCCAGTTTAAGAAACTGAGTCAAACTCTTGATCAGGATTTTGTCAACATCAAAAACGGGGTAGAGGCGTTTTCTTCAACTCTAGATCAACTGCGACAGCGATTGCTGGATGAAGTCACCAGTCAAGAACCAGAATATTTTAGGGAAAGCCTAAGGTTGTTCAATCACGACATGCCACATGAGACCAACTTGTATATTCTCAATCGTAGACTGGCAATTGATGGTGAAAGCAACATATTGTTGCGCAGTCATTTGAAAAATCTCAGCGACTGGCGAGTGCCCGGCATGATCTTGAGGCCCGGTCGTGAAAATTTCATTGAAGACATGGTGCCACTTGACCCATTGTATCTAGTGGACCATCATGAAGAATTGTTTGAACCCAGTGTGGCAAATTTTACTCCCGAATACCAACGCAGGTTGAGACAGTATGTAGTCAGTGATCGAGCCAATCAGGCATACTTTGCTAAATTGCCACAAGGTCAGTTTGGCTTGATATTTGCTTACAATTTTTTCAACTTCAAACCAATTGAAATCATACGTCAATACATAACTGAATTGTTTGGACTCATGCGCCCGGGTGGCACCTTGATCATGACCTACAACAACTGTGATCGAGCACAAGGAGTTGGCCTAGTAGAACGTGGATTCATGTGCTACACTCCCAAAAAACTCATTGTGGCACACGCAGAGTCTGTGGGCTTTGAGTGCGATTTTGAACACGACGGCGCTGGCGATGTCAGCTGGCTGGAGTTCCGCAAGCCCGGAGAGATCACATCCTTGCGAGGCGGGCAGACTCTAGCCAAAATCGTTGCAAATTCACAATAAACCCTGTATACTTTAAACTTAGGAGAAACTTATGAGAGATTACTTGTTAGACTTGGTAGAACACACTTACGACCTTGGTTGTATTGATTTGGTTAAAATTGTTGGTGACACCAGCAAGAGCGAAATCGTTGGCCTGGCAGAAGATTTGAGCGTGGTCATTCGCGGCAACTTCCACAATCCTGTGGCAGACTTTGTGGGCACATTTGGTATGCCTAATTTGGGCAAACTAAAGACCTTGCTGAATTTGCAAGAGTACAAAGAAGATGCCAAGCTCACTATTACAAAACGTGCTGACGGTGAGCCAGATGGCATTACATTTGAAAACAAAATTGGCGACTTCAAGAACAACTATCGTTTTATGGCTTCGGGCATTGTGAACGAAAAACTGAAGTGGCAGATGAGCGCCAATGCAGAAGAAGCCAACTTCCAGGCCAAAACCGAAAACGGTGATCTCAAGTTTTTCTTTGGTGACCACTCAACCCACTCAGGCAACTTTGTGTTCCACCCAGGTGTAAGCGGTCAGTTAAAACGTGCATGGGCTTGGCCTGCCAAACAATTTGTAAGCATTATGGACTTGACTGGTGACAAGAAAGTACGCATCTCGGATGACGGCGCCGCTGAGATCACAGTTGATTCTGGTCTTGCAGTTTATCAATATCTATTACCGGCACAAAGCAAGTAATGGAAACACGTAAAAGAACATTGGCTCGAGCGATAACATACCGTATTGTAGCTACAATCATTACTGCATTTTTTACCGGTATCAGTGCGGCTATCATCTTACATATTATATTAACTTTAGTACATTATGTAATGGAACGATTATGGCTAAACATTGAATGGGGTAGAATTGACCCAAGATAACTTAACTGCTAAACAAAACGACTACGCTGTATTCCTTCCGGCCATCAGCGGATTCTATGCTACGTTTGTGGGCAAGCAAAGGAATGAACCCTATGTCGATCCAACTCGCTTTCCTCAGGGCCTCTCAGATATGGAACAGCTTAATTGGCTCAATTCCACAAAGGCATTATTTCCCTACAAATGGTCACTCTACTCTGGAGGCCATGCTAACCTCGATCTCGCAAAGCAGGACTGGTCAGAGGACATGGTGCGGTCCCGAGAGTCTGGAACGTTTATACTGGGAGACTCAGGTGGGTTCCAGATTGCCAAGGGTCTTTGGGAAGGTGATTGGAAAGCCAACTCAGGTTGTGCTAAAGCTCAAAAGAAGCGCGAGTTAATTCTCAACTGGTTGGACAATGTTGCCGACTATGGTATGATTTTGGATATTCCCACATGGGTGATCCACGACAAGAAAGCGTCGGCGGCCTGTCAAATTACCACGCTACAAGAAGCAGTTGACGCAACCAAGTTCAACAACGAGTACTTCATGAAACACCGCAAAGGTGTTGAGAATGGTGGTGCCAAGTTCTTGAATGTGTTGCAAGGTGACAATCATACATCAGCAGACCAGTGGTATGAGACCATGAAGGAATATTGTGATCCTGCAAAGTATCCAGACACGCACTTCAATGGTTGGTCAATGGGTGGACAAAACATGTGTGACGTACATCTAGTACTTCGCAGACTGGTAGCCTTACGCTATGACAATTTACTACAAGAGGGCAAACATGATTGGATGCACTTCTTGGGAACCTCCAAACTGGAGTGGGCTGTTTTATTAACTGTAATCCAAAGGGCCGTGAGAAAATATGTCAATCCGCAATTCACAATCTCGTTTGACTGTGCCAGTCCATTCCTTGCAACAGCAAACGGACAGGTCTACTTTGAAAATGTCTTCGAACACGACTCCAAGTGGTCGTATCGCATGGCTCCTTCAGCCGACGACAAAAAATATTCCACAGACACACGCAAGTGGGGAACAGGTGTAGTAGCAGACGGCATCTATCCACGTTGGGAAGACTCGCCTATAAGCAACTTGCTCAAGATGAAAGATATTTGCATCTACAAACCTGGCGATCTAAATAAGATTGGCAAAGAAGGCAAGACATCATGGGATAGTTTCTCATATGCTTTGCTCATGGGTCACAATGTTTGGATGCACTTGACTGCGGTACAAGAAGCCAATCGACGTTTTGATGCAGGAGAACATCCTGCTATGATGCGCCGAAGTACTGGTGACTATGCCAAGTTCGAAGACATTGTGGAAGCAATCTTTGCCGCACCAGATCGTGAGACTGCTGACGCCATTATTGAAATGTATGATACATATTGGATGGAGATTGTGGGCACACGAGGCTTCAAAGGCAAGAAAACCAAAAATGCCCGCACACAATTCAATGCGTTATTTGAATTCGAAGAAACTGAGACTGTACAACCAAATGATGATAGTGTACAATTAGACACATCAGCATTAGATCAATTAGAGCATGAACAGACCTGAACATGAAAATGTCGACTTCTTTGTAGGCACCGAAGTTGAACGCACGCCTGCATTTGGCAAGAGAACTTTGTTTGTTGTGGGTTGGCAACCTGTACTTGAAATTGTTAGACTACTAGCCGAAAACAATTCGTACACAGACAAATCCAAGCACATCGAGCACATCTTCTTTGGTGCCAATCACAGTTTTCATCCGGCCAACAGACTGGAGTGGCAACGCTGGGAAAGCATGATTGAACCATTCCTACGTGACGGTCACCTGTGTAGCCTAGACATTCCCATCACTCACGTGGAAGAATTCAACGACGGCCCACTGTGTGATTACAGAAACTTCGTTCCACAGATTCGAGTAAGCATACCATATACAAAATTGTGGAATTATAATACAATGTTAAAAATAGATGACAAAGACTTTGACGCTACCAATCCTGGCGTTTGGTGTCATAGTTTGCACAGCCTAATGAGTCGAAGAACATTTACATCGTGGGATGATTACCGTGAGGATTCAACCGTCTAATGGCAACATATCCAGCAATCATAGGCGCCAAGTCCAGTGCCAAACGGCATAAGATGAATCAAATCTATGGCACCACTACCGCAGTAACGCCAGTAATAAAACAACAAACAAAAGGACCCAATATGTTTAAAAGAATGATCAGAGGTTTGATCACCTGGGGCATGACTGATCGTCATGAAGAAGATATCTGTATTCAAGAAAAAGACGAAGTTAGAATCAGTGCCTCGGGCATTAGGTTTGAAGTGTATCGTGCCAATGGTGGCACAGTGATCGAAACTCGTCGCAATGATCGCCGCACAGGTGACAGCATTTATGAATTGCATGTGATTGCTGGAGATCAAGATATTGGCGCAGAGATTGGCAAAATTATAACTTTGGAGGCACTAAAATCATGAACCAACGAGATCAAGCACTAGCAGAACAGCGTGAGCGAATCATGAGCCAGGCGGAACGTAAAATTTGGGTCACGTTCCGCAAAGAAGGGATTCACAAGTATCCCGCGGCAGCAACAGACCCTTCACTAGCAACAGGAGATGAATATGATGTTTCGTTCTTGGCCAGCCCTCATCGCCATATTTTTCATTTCAGGGTTTGGATTGACGTATTCCACAACGACCGAGATGTGGAATTTATACAATTCAAGCGATGGCTCGAAAAACTGTATCATAGCGACCAAGGTGTATTGTCGCTAGATTACAAAAGTTGTGAAATGATTGCTGACGATCTGTATCTACAGATTGCCGCAAAGTATCCCGACCGTGCGGTCTGGATTGAGGTGGCCGAAGATGGTGAGAACGGTGCCTTGATTAAGTATGAACTTTCTCGCCCTAGTCTGTCAATTAAAATTTAAGAGGAATCACAATGGCCAAGCCCATTATTAAATCTAATCCCCGTGTTGCTGAGATCTTTGATCATCTCGAGATGTTCTTGGAGTTCTGCCAGGACTATGGTTACCGCTATAACGAAGCGGACCTGTATAACTTCAAGAGTTATGCATGGCAACAGTTCAACAAGTACTCACAAGGCAAAAATGCCAAAAACATGTGGAGCGAGGACACACGTAGACTTGCTGGAAGGTTCTAATGAGAAAACTATACTACATGGGCTTGGAGAGCTACGAAGCCCGTTACACACTACAACTAACAGAGTGGAACCGACGTGTGTTTGACCGCAGAGGTCTTGACGTTGTTTATGTCCCAGGTACCACTATTGACAACACACAAGCAATCAGTGTAGGACAAGTACTAGACGCACATGGTCGCAGTTACTTTGGCATGAGCCAGATGATGAACTTGGTTCAGCTCATGAAGAACGGTGAAGTCACAGGCGAGGATGTTGTTTACTTTGAAGACATGTTCCAACCTGGCATTGAGTCGTTGCCTTATATCATGGATCAGATTCCTCAAGAACAACGCCCCCAAGTATGGGTACGCTGTTTGGCACAGGCCATCGACCCTGATGACTTTGTGCATGTTTGGGGCATGGCAGGATGGATGAGTACATATGAAAAGATGGTCAATCACTTTGTTACAGGAGTTCTTGCTACCAATGAAGAAATGGTCGCACACATGCGAATCGCAGGCTGGACAGCGCCAATCTACAACATATCTGGATTGGCATTCGGAAAAAGCGAAGTCCTTGAACGCATCGGCGGAAGTGAAAAGATTGTACCGTTTGGCGATCGTCCGCGACGGGTTGGCTTTGCGGCACGTTTTGATCAAGAGAAGCAACCTGGCTTCTTTATGGACCTCATTGAAATGTATCATGAACTCACCAGCGAGCCATGTGAGTTTGCAATATACAGTGGCGGACCTTTGCGATCCAACAATCCAGAGTATGTTGAACGTGCCCGCCGTATGGAGGCAAAGGGGCAACTCAAAATCTACGACAACATAAGCAAGAATGAATACTACGCCCATCTTAATGATACTCGTGTTCTCTTTAATTGTGCTCTTCAAGACTGGGTATCTAACACTGTATCCGAAGCCGACACTTTGGGGTGCAATGTTCTTTATCCTGCATATCGCAGTTTTCCTGAAACTTTTGCAAATGATCCTAACCGATTATATGTACCTTGGAGCATAGACGATGCCTATCACAAAATGTGTAATCTTTTGCAGACTCCTCATCACAACATGGGGCTTATTAGTGATTGGAACAATGGGACTGTTGATCGGATTGTTGATATTATTACCGGTCAAGGTCATCAGTGGGATCGTTCGGGCCCTCTACCGAGATCATGTGCCGCATGAAAAATATCAAGTGGTCAAAATAGAAAAATGAGAACCTTGTTAAGTGGATGCTCTTTTAGTGATTCGTCTGGGTGGGGTGATGCTGGGAATCACACGGATCCAAGATGTTGGTATAATATTTTAGATAAAAAGTATCAATTAAATATTAACAATATTGCCTACGGCGGCCATAGCAATAGAGAAATTATACATTTGGCCAAACAAGAAATATTGCTAGATTCATATGATCTAGTAATAATACAATTAACAAACACAAACAGAGTTTGGTACTGGAGAGAAAGCAATCCTCTAGCGTCAGCAAAAATAAATGGCGGAAAAGTCTGGAATGCAGAAACTAAATTAGAAGAGCAATCCTTGCTTACTATGGCATCAGAGTTTAGCAATTATATCAACGAAGTTGAACGGGATTTAACTGATTTGATTTTGCTACAACAATATCTGAACAAAACACCATTGATTTTAGTAAATTTTGCAAATTTTGGCAAGGTGGTGCTAGATATGATTACAAATTGTCCAACTAGTAATGAATTGCTCCCGATTAACATTTATAAGAGTCGGTTAGCAACATTAGCATCAAAATTAGACTTAACTTACGCAACTGGGTTTACTACTCCTTTTTATGATATAAAGTCCGACTTTGCAGATGACAACTCTCATCCTGGTGTTAATAGTAATAAACAATTTGCTAATCTAGTTGGCAACATTATTGATAAAATTTTATGAGTAAAATAATAATTGTAACCGGAGTAGCTGGATATATTGGGGGGCAAACTGCCCTGTTGTTGAAAGACGCAGGGCACGAAGTCTACGGTATTGACCGCAGACAACCACCAAGTCATTTACAAGGTGTTTGTGATAAGTTTTTGTTCCAAGACTTTGCCAGCGATGTGGCACTGAGCTGGATTATCAGCAAACAACCGGATGCCATTGTTCACTGTGCTGGCACCAGCCTTGTTGGCCCGTCAATGCAAGACCCTAGTGAGTACTACAACAACAATGTGGCCAAAACATTAAAGTTGCTGGAAATTGTTCGCAAGAGCTTGCCACGCTGTAGAGTTATCTTTAGTTCGTCGGCAGCCACATACGGTGAACCATTGTTGGGCGAGTGTCACGAAGTTGATCCTTGTGAACCTGTAAGTCCTTATGGGCAAAGCAAGCTCATGATTGACATGATATTAGAATCATATCGCCGAGCATACAATCTTGACTACGTGAGCTTTCGTTACTTCAATGCTTGCGGTGCTGACCCCCAAGGGCGACACGGTCAAGAGCCTGGCGCCACACACTTGATTGCTCGAT